CGTCAATTCGTCCATCTTGTTCCCGCGCTGCTGCTTAAGTTCATCGCTGCGCTTCATGTTACGCTTTTTTAGATAATTCGATAATATCCGCAATCAGCTGCGGGAAGTCTTTGTCGCACACGCCGTGCGGGGCGGTGCGTATGTCCTGGAGCGCCCTCGCGGTAACGCTCGTTTCTTTGTATGCGGGGTAGGTTACCGGGGATACATCAAACAGCATATCTACCTGCTCGATACGGCGCTTTGGCTTCATGCCTGCCTCTTGCATCCAGTTATCTTTGCGGATAGTGAAGGCAAAGGAGCTTTGAGAGATTAGCCCGCTTCGCACCATTTTCAGCAAGTCATTGCCGAACGTCGTATCCGGCGCCTCGAAGCGGTAGAACAAGCCCCGTGCATCGGATGAAAGCTCAAGGGTGCCATTAGAAGTGCGTGCCAGCGGATAATTGGCGTCGTGGTTGAATAGCGCCACAACGTCTTTGTCGTCGGCGTCATCGAAGGCACCGGAGGCGATTTCTTCAAGGTAGTTGCCCATATCCGTGGGCGTTTCAAACACCGCTGCATAGCCCTCAATAACGCGGCTTTCGGGCTGTGCCCGTACCTCTATCTTGTACGTCCTGCGCTCGGTTTCAGCAGGCATGTTCTTGTTCTCCATTTCTTCGTATTTTCTTTTTGCCCAATCCAGCATGGCATCCCCGCCCCATGCGTCGTACATCACACTACCACATATCTCATTGCCGTCGGCGTCGGTATATTTACCCTGGTCGTACACTTTTGCGCGGCTCAAAAAAGAATAAGCCCTTACGGTCCTGTCGTGGCTTATCGTCTCCCGGTTGGCCAGGATACGCGCCGTCTCCCAGCCCACCGGAGTACCACAATCGCTGCCATTGTCCTCGCGGTGCTTGATAGCCCGTTTGGCGTTGTTTGTCGCTGCCTGTGGATAGTCGTTATACGGCATTGTCGTTGTTTTGCGGTTGAGCGGGTTCGGTACTATTGGATGCCAAAGGCATACCGTATGCGTCGCCGCCTTCGTATGGGTTCATGTTTTCAAGTGCGCGTACTTCATTCGGGCTGATCGCCCGGATATTGTAGAGCGCCGTATAGTACTCCGCACGGCTTTGCGTATCGCCTCGCAGCATCCCGTCAAGATTGAAGCGGACAAATACCCGCCCGGCTTCGCGCTCGGTAAACAGCTTGCTATTGAACTCCGATTCGAAGCGCTTACACCATGCACGGAGCGTGTACTGGACAAATAAGCGGTTCAATACTTCGAGGTTATTCATAGGCGTACCGTCAGAGGCAGCCAAAAGCGGGAGGGGCACACCTAAGATATTGGCCACATCCTCCACCGTCATTTTTCGGGCTGCAAGGTCGCTTCCGTCCAGGCGTGTACCTATAGACTGGTATTTCACGCCGTGGGATAGAAGCGCGGTTTTGCCCTGGTTGGATACGCCGCCGTAGTTCTTATTCCAGGCTTCTTCAAGTTCTTTACGCTGCGTCGGGTTGAGGGGGGTATCCGTATGCAGGATACCGGAGATATTGGCGCCGTTTTTGTAGAAGTCCGAATAGGTTTGTATCTCCGAAATACCGCGTTTGAATGTGCTGTTAAGCAGTTGCAGCGGGTTTTCCCCCGTCTCCGCGTTGCGCGTCCAGGCTTTGATATGCAGGATGTCAGAGGCCTGGATTACTTTGTCGCCTATCAGGTAGAAAATTACGTCATTCGTTTCTACCATCGTGAAAGGCTCATCCACCAGGTCGAACATCGCGGGGCGTCCCCTGTCATCGCGTATAATTTCGATTAGGCAGTTGCCGGGTCCATAGCCTTTGTTGCCAGTTAGCAGCGTCCGCATAACGGCCTCCATGAAGGAGAAACAGTCATATTCGTTGGATGGGCGGTAATTGAGCAAGCGCCAAACCGGGTTTGTCCTGGCCTCTTCGATTTGGCCGGCACGGTTCACGGTGTACACCGAGAAAGGCAGCGATGCTACCTGCGTGGCAATCAAGTCAACGGCGCGAAAGTAGGCAGGGATAGAGAGGATAGTGCGCCCAGTAACCGCAACCTCATTGCCCGCGTACGGCGAGAAAAGGGACTTCCAGAGCGTCCAGTCTTTGGCCGGCCCCAGGTTGGATATTTTGGAGCGGCGTAGCCATGTGCCGATGCGTGCAAAGTAATTCACGGCACAAATTTCAGGGCAAAGTAGCGGGTAGGCGGTAAACTATGTAAACAAAAAGCCCTTACCGGATAAGGAGCGGTAAGGGCGCATGAATCAGAAAATCCAGATGCTATGCAAAAGTAACTTATCTCCGTTTTTTGTGGCTTTTGGCCTTCAATTGGATGCGTATCACATACCGCCTCCGCATTACCCGAAAAACACCGTAGTCAGCGTATCGGTTTGCCCCAAATACGGCAAAATGCTCTTTTTCGAGCAGCTCAAATGCGTTTGCCCCTGATATGCTGCCATTTTCGGCCATAATCTCAAAGAAACGCTCAAAATATCCCTCAAACGGGTACATTTTGCGCACTTTTTGGGCGTATTCTTCCAGCGTTTTGGGGGTCATATAAAGCTGATTATGTTGCCAATATCGTAGTTCGGATTCTCTTTGTCATGCTCCAGCATCGCCCATACGGCGTTTATCGTGGCCATTATGCCGTCAATTTTGCCTTTGCTTTTGCCTTTATGGGGTCTGTAATTGTCGTTCGTGTCCCTGAAAATCTGCGTATTGTCCAGGTTCCAGGCCAAAACCGGATTGCCATCGTGGGTCAGGATACCCGAGATAACAAGCTGCTCAAAGTTCTTTGAAGGCTCGGATAGGTTAGATAGGCTTTGTTGGCATTTGCGCACTGGCACGGAGTAGCGCGTGTATATCTCCGCTGCGAAATTATCCGCCGTCCAGGGGTCATAAGCCAATAATTGAAGCTGCCAGTTACCAGCCGCCTGTAATATGCGGGCTTTGATGCTTTCTAAGTCCTGTGTGTTGCCAGGCGTCGGCAATATCCAGCCGTCAGTACTCCAAGATAGGTAGTTTGCGTTTTCTTTTCTGTCCCTGTCGTGTATCGTTTCCTCTGGACAAAATGTGTCCACCTTCAGGTATAGTTTGCCGTCCTGGGTGCGCCAAAGGTAAGCAAGTGCGCTAAGGTCCTGGGTGCTTGCGATGTCCAGCCCCATGAACAACTGCGCGTTTTTCAGTTCGGCCTCCGGTATGTCGCCCGTGTTTTTGTCCCACACGTGGCCGGGTATCCAGGACTCGACGGATCCAGTCCAGATGTTAAGATGTAGGCGTTTGAAAGCGTTTAACGCCCCAGGGTTGCTTTTGGCTTCGTTAGCCAACATGGCGAAGTTGCCTGGGTCTATGATGTTGCCCATACCCGGATTGGCTTTCTGCCAGGTCTTAGGGCTGAATGGGTCATCCTCCTGTGTTGCGTTGTAAATCACAGGGAGCCATGCGTCGTTTTTGTTTTTGCCTCGTCGGATAAGGTCGGCTTCATCGTGTATTTGTTCGGCAAACGTGTTTTTTACCCCGGCCGTAGTAATCATCCAGCACATACTATCCCACCGCTTGATCATACCCCGCGTCAGGGTATCGTATAGTTCGCGGTTGGGTTGCACGTGTAACTCGTCGAACATGATGGCGTAGGGGCGGTAGCCGTGTTTTGAATAAGCCTCTGCGCTGATTACTTTTATGGTGGATGTGCTTTTGGTGTGAACGATTGAACTTTTGAACACCTTGCAGCCAGCGGACAAGGTAGCGTCAGCGGCCACCATCTCCCGGCATGTGTCGAAGATGATCCGCGCTTGCTCCCTGTCCCCGGCTACGCAATACACCTCTGCGTTGTGTTCGCCGTCGGCAATGGCCATGTAGAGGGCAATCGCTGAAAGCAGGTAAGATTTACCATTACCTTTTGGCAGTTCGACATAGACGAAGCGCTTTTGCCTGTGCCCGTCGGGGTTTATCAGGCCAAACGCCGGGTAGATGATATCCCTTTTCTGCCATTCTTCGAGGATGAATGGACTGCCTGCCAGTTCACCGTGCAAGTGTTTGCAATATCGTTCGATGAATGCCACTGCACGGCCTGCGCGTTTGGCGTCGAATGTTGCGGATATTTTTTCTTTTTTCGCCACTGTCATATATCGAACTCATACTCCGCGTCATCCGTGTTGTTTGGCGTTGCGGGCTTTGTTGCGGCAATTTGCCCCATGCTGATTTTTGTCCTGGCAGCGGGGGTAAATCCAAATTCGCGGGCTATGGCCAGGGCTTTTTCGAGGGCTAAATGCGCTATTTTCTGATACGCCACTATGTCGAGTTTTCGGAGTGTGCCGTTTGTGTCCTTTATAGCTATTGCCCTATCGTTGCCGCGCACTTTCAGCTCCATCTCCCTGTATAACGCCATTTCGTTGCAATACGATGCAATAAGCGCAAGGTCAAGTTTGGAGAGCATGCCCAGGGCGTGCAATCCTGAAACGACGTTGTGCCATTCGCTTTGCCCGTCCGGTGTGAGCCAGTCCGGGGGGAGAGGGTACTCCACCAATGGCGCAGGCTGCATCTCGTCTTTGAGGATGCGGCAGGGCTGGTCGGTGCCGCGCTGCTTTTTTATCGCGGTTGGGAGGCGGGGTCGGCCCATATTTTTAAGGATTTCGCATGAGCGCGTGCCCCCGGGGCCCCACTAAGTTT